TGACATAATGTCAATGGGTATAGGGGTGGTCTATAATCATTTTGACACCCACCCACTACCCTAACGAACACCTTCGGAGGCTGTGAACCGATGGACTGGCATCACTTCACATCTTCATTACCTCACCTACCGGAGATGACGGTTTAAGAATTTGTGGGTGCTTTTGTGTAACAAAAGTTACTCACAGCGACAATATACCATTGTCCGACCATCCAAAGTTTTGACTTTGCAGCGGCAACCTTCCAGGTTGAGTTGTTGACCAGGGGAATTAACTTCGGATTTCTTTTTCCTACAGCGATGTGGTTTTAATCCACGGACAACTTCGTTGCCACATCGTCTACAATACCTGTCTGGAACAGGCATCAGAAGCACCTGCAATCGTTCGGCCAACAATACCGACAATTCCTGCGAGATATTTTGACACCGATAGAGAAGATAAAAGTGTATTTCATTCAACCCACTCTTTCTCACAAATGATACAGATAACATGAGTGAGATCAACACCCATATCGACAAGATGTCGTACCTGGTTCTTTGACTTCTGACAACATTCGTTGTTCATTCTTCTTCACTCCTACAAATAGGACATAATTCACCGATTTCATACCATCGGTTTCTATAACATTCATCACAATTCATTCTTATTCCTCCAGGGATTCAACATATGCTCGATGAATCGCCTCATCTGCTGAATCTAACTCTTTCAATTTTTCAATCGCTAACTTGTAATCCGTTACCGGAGTCCAAGTCCACTTTCCGTCTTTCTTCACACGCCAATATAACTTTGCCATGTGTTACCCTGCGGGTGTGTATACATAAAGGTTGTGTATACACGCTAGAAACATACGCCATTGATTTGTGCCAGAAGGCGATCACTAAAACCAAGGAGGTGACAAATAATTATGAGTCCAATATACTCAATCCTATTTGCTTTGATGTGTGACATAATTGAAGCGGTAGAAACCGCCTTCGTGACTGTTTCAGCAGTAGTTGCTACAGTTTTTTCTTCTGGTGAAATCATTTCTTCTTCACCATGGACTTAGATTTCTTTTTTGAACTGGATCTCTTCCTCTTCGAGGGATCTCCCATAATGGACTTCCATCCGGAAACCATTACAGCAACGTTAAGATTCAAACCTTGGGTGTTACCACCATCAAGTTCCATCTCTTCAATAATTATTGACATTTGACCACAAAGTATAGCGAGAAATAATGCTGGATCAGGTCTCCAATTCCAATTCACAGCAAAGTCTGTTGAATCGGGAGTCCAAGTTAGCATAAATGGAATTTCTTCGTATTCAATTGATGCCGCATTGCGGTTACCAGTAAAAGGGACTGTATCATTCAACACAAAGTCGGTTGCGTTGCCGTCATCAAGATTTGCAAGCAAAGTATCGAAGCCGTCCGGGAACAATAGATTATCTGCATCAGTATACTGTGGGCGCACAGTAGTATTATGAACGCCAAATATTGACGCTCCTGGATCAGCAGAATTATTCAGAGCGAGACCTGTTCTACCATCAAGGGTAGCACGGTTCGGAAATACACCACTGAGATGAGTGAATTCGTTGAGCGGTGCTCGGAAATCATAAAGAGGATTAGTAGAAGTATTGACACCTTGATTTTTCATCTGCTGTTTCATGGCTTTAAACGCAGAACGGAATGCTTCGCATCTACCTCTGGTAGGAGCATAATACCGGATTCGGCCGGTTACTTGCCCTCCGCCAGTGGTGCCTCTAGTATCCAAGGTCATATCGATGCCGACCACTTTGTGGTATGTTCCGGCTCTGACCATAGTTTGGAGTTGTTCGGTCAGTTGACCTGGGAGATCACAATTTAAGACATTTGCAGGGAAAGTAGTTCCATCTGCTATGGCTTGGCGATAATTGACTGTGTGGATTTGTCCAAGTTCCTTGGCTGACATAATGTCAATGGGTATAGGGGTGGTCTATAATCATTTTGACACCCACCCACTACCCTAACGAACACCTTCGGAGGCTGTGAACCGATGGACTGGCATCACTTCACATCTTCATTACCTCACCTACCGGAGATGACGGTT